AAAGAAAAAAAGACAACTCGCAAGAAGCGCACAACTCGAAAGAAAACAACAAAAAAAGATTAAGTTAGTTTCATTTTGACCTCCTTTCCCTCGGAAGCATAGAGCCTCCGGGGGTTTCCTTTTTCTGGAACTATTTACTACGACGGAGGGTATCGCATGTCATTTCCTGATTTAACACCAACATCTAAAACATCCGCAATTGTGCTCCCAGAAGAGGGCGATATCGCAGATGTACCAGCCTCTTTGGCTATTGGCTTTTACAAAGACTCGGAAGCCTTTAAGTTAGGAGCAGCATCGCAAGTAAAATATACATATAAGCGACTTGGCGGTGACGTATTGGACATCGAGATAACCGCAGAGAACGTCTATAATCACTACGAGGAGGCATGTTTAGAGTATAGCTATATCGTGAACCTCCATCAAGCTAGAAATGGCCTAGGAAGCGCTCTTGGAGGCCCTACAGGGTCATTTGCACACGACGGCTCCTTGACTGGTACAGATAGCGTTGCTCTCAAATATCCAAAATTTCAGTTTGACTATGCTTTTAGAGCGTCGGACAAGTTCTCGACAGAAGCCATGGTCGGTGGAACTGAACCAGTTTACTCAGCGTCTTTCGATATCGTATCGGGACAGCAAGATTATGACCTCCAAGGCATTATCGAGGGCGATACATCTCAACCTTGGGGAGATATCCAAGGTAAACGAATCAAAATCAGACAACTTTACTATGTGACTCCTCGACAGATGTGGAGATTCTATGGATACTACGGTGGGTTGAATGTTGTTGGAGATTTCCACAACTATGGTCAATATGCTGATGACTCAACCTTCAATGTTATCCCACCTTGGCAAAATAAATTGCAAGCAATGGCTTACGAAGACCATCTCTATACAAGAACCTCCCACTATTCATATGAGATCATCGATAATCAAGTAAAAATCTATCCTGTTCCTGATTCCGTAACTGATTCTAAGTTTTGGTTCAGATTCACAGTTTCCGGCAACGATGCATTCGAGGACTCAAATGGGGACAATGGAGTCGATGGCGTAAATAACATGAACACCATGCCGATGGAGAACATTCCATTCGAGAGCATCAACTCAATTGGTCAGCAATGGATCCGAAGATTCGCTCTAGCGCTCTCAAAAGAGACTCTAGGGCAAGTTAGAGGCAAGTTTGGAGGCAATGTACCTATCCCGGGAGACAATGTCTCTCTGAACGCCTCAGACCTTCTATCGCAGGCACAACAAGAGCAACAAGCATTGCGCGAAGAGCTTAACAAGCAGCTTGACGAGATGCTTTACTCTAAACTTGCAGAGACCGACAAAGCCATGGTTGATAATATGGATGCAATTGTTCAGAAAGTTCCTTTGCATATCTTTGTGGGGTAAATAAATGAGTAAATGGGAAAGACCAACGCAACCTCCATCTCCACTATTCCTCGGAGAGAAGGAAAAAAACCTTGTAAAGCAGGTAAACGACGAAATTATCGAAAGAGTTGTTGGCCAACAGGTTTTATATTTTCCAATCGACGTAGAATCGACAGACTTTCACCCTATTTACGGAGAAGCAATCGAAAAGAACTTCTTGCACCCTATCAGAGTCTTTGCCTTGGTCGAGTATCAAGGAGTTGAGACAACAGATATGGAAAATATCGCTCTCGACAAGGCAACAAAGATCAAAGTAAACTTCCACAAGCGAAGATTGACTGAAGATCAGAACTTGTTTGTTAGAGAAGGCGACTTTGTAAGGTTTGGAGAGATCTTTTATGAGATTGTGAAGCTCATTGAGCCAAAAATCCTGTTCGGACAACCTGAATCTAGATTTGAAGTTGGCGCTGAGTGCATAAGAGCAAGAGACGGACTATTCAATGCAAGGTAATAACGAAATATCTCACCCATCAACCCTCGAGAACATCGATACGGCAGTTTATCGCTTTATCGACGAGACTTTAAATCCTCACACTACCACAAATGCCGGTCGCGAGAAAGTGAATGTGTTGTGGATGGGGACCGAGAGAACATTTCAGATCAAAAACAACAAAGAACTGAGAGATAAGGTTGGAAAGCTTCGTCTACCTCTTATCACAATATCTCGATCAAGCGTGTCAAGAGATGATTCCTTTAAGGGATCAGTCCAAGCAGCATATGTTGGGGACGGAGAAAGAATGGTTATCCGCAAAGTAATCCAACAAGACAAAACCCAGAATTTTCAGAACGCCGCTAGGAAACGTCAGGAAAAGGGTGACGAAACGGGCCCTGTTTCCACAAAAAAGGTTGTCTACGAGACAATTTCAATACCAAAACCAACTTATTTGACCTGCATGTTCGAGGTCAACATAAGAACAGAATACCAACAACAAATGAATGAACTGCTCCCGCTGTTCATGAATAGCATGAAAAACTACATCACGATTGACAACAATGGCTATCAGTACGAAGCCTTTATCCAAGACGATTATGGACTAAACTCCAATCAATCTAATCTTGGTCAAGACGAGAGAATGTTTAATGCGAAAGTCCAGATTAAAGTCTTGGGATATATTAACCAAACAAGCATTGAAAGCAACGAACCTCTAATCAAAAGAGAAGAGACGATCGTTGAAGTTAAGATATCCAGAGAACGAGTGATAATTGGGGATTCTAAGCCATGGGACAAGAACGGTGAGAAATACCGAGATTTATGACTTTGGCTTTTAAAGCGACTATTTACTAGGAAAATGAATATTTAAGGAGAGTTTTTAATGCCTACCAAGTTTGACTTTTTGTCTCCAGGAATTGAACTGAGAGAAATTGACCAATCAGCTATCGCTGCGGTTCCTGAGAATGACGGATTGCTATTGATCGGTCGCGCCAAGAAAGGCCCCGCTATGAAGCCGATTAAGATTACGTCTTTGACTGACTTCCAATCTGTTTTTGGAACTCCAATGGACGGCGTAAAACGCGGCGATCCATGGCGCGAAGGAAACACCGGTGGTGGTGGTTGGGCTGCTTATGCTGCCGAAGCTTACCTTGCTGCTGGGATTGGCCCTGTTAAGTTTATACGCTTGGCTGGTGAACAAGACACTGAGCTGACCAATCCAAATGAATCTCAAAAGGCTGGTTGGACGATGGCCACATCCTTTGATCCTTCTGAAGCTAACAACGACGGTGCGATGGGAATCTTTGTTGCCGAGACCGGCACTGCATCTAAAACTCAGGCTGCTGATGTGACCTTGGATATCAATTCCGCCATGCTAGAAGCATTAAACGGCGGTGCTGACTTGGTTGTTGGAACATCTGACAACGTGATTGTTACTGTTGAATATTTGGATTTATCCGATCCAAATGCCTCATTCACTATCAACTTTTATGATAGCGTTAATGGTGGAAACGCAACAGCTGGTGATATCAATGTTGATATCACAGGGGAAACCACCGTCGCAGGAATCAATAATGAACTCAAAAGTGCATTAGACGTCGCTGTTGGCGGTCCACTTAATGGCAAAATAACAGTATCTCAGGCAAATTCCGGCGATCCAGTCCAAATTTTTATGGTAGAGCTTGGAGCAGCAGGCAATTTGAAAACAGTTGTTGCTGATCAGGCAATTTTTGCTACGGCAGAAACCGATCTTCAATTTGCTAACGGCGCAGAAACAGCAGAAGGAAATGGAGTTCTTGCTGCAATCCTTTACGCTGATGGTGTTGGAATTACATTAACTGGTGCTGACTACAGCGATCAACCACAAATAGAAGAATCTGCTCACTTAATCAAGTCTGCTGCTGGTGGAAACTGGACTGCTGTTCTTAACGATGGTTTCACGACAGAAACAGTTATCTTCAACTTCAACCCAAGTTCTCAAAACTTCATCCGTAATGTCTTCAGTTCTGATGCAACATTGATCGGAGACAACAACGTGACTAGTCTTGCAAAGAAAGTCTTCTTGGGAGAATCATTCGAATACAATGTTCAACGTCTCGGTGGATATAACTCTGCTGGTGACCAAGTAGCTTTCGTAGCTGGTATTGTAGATGGGTCTAAAGACTTTGGAAACCACCAAGTTTCTTTGGCTGGCGCTAAGACTGGTTGGTTTATCGGATCTGCGGCTTCTCAAGAAAAGCGTTTGTTCCGATTCGCAGCTCTTGACGAAGGGTCTGATTTTCATAAGAACCACATCGTTCGCATTAAAGACTTAAGAGCGGCAACTGTAACTCGTCCAGAGGCATCTTTCTCAGTTGAAATTGCTCGTGCTGGTCAATCACCTGCTCAATATGTTGAGAAATTCACAAACGTAACTTTGAACCCAGACTCTCCAAATTACATCGTAAAGAAAATTGGAGACTTGGCTCAAGAATGGGACGCTTCTCAGGGCAAAATCGTTTCTACTGGTTCTTTCACTAACCAATCAAACCTTGTTCGTGTTGAGATGGCTCCAAACAATGTTAACAAAACCGACCTTCCTTTGGGCTTTTTGGGTCCTGCGAAGATCAATACTATCACTTTGAACTGTGATTCTGAAACTGGGGACACTAAAGATTGGATCTCCGGAAAGAATACAATTCCAACATCTGCAACTGGAAAACAATACACCATCACAGGCGCTGAGGGATTTGGTTACACTATGACTATCTCATGGCCAACTCACGCTCTTTCAGAAGCCGGAACTTACCTTGGGACCGGAGACTACGCTCCATCAGCCATCATGGGTCTTGCTTATGACTATCAGCGTGGACTTGAAAACTTTGGAGATATTGGAGTTCTCAAGAGAGACTTTAATCCTCACTTGGACGCTTCTGCTGCTGCATCATCTGCTATGTACAAGTTTTCTCTCGAGAACATGGTCAAAGATCCAAACACTGGGCTCTACTATCGCGACACCGCTGTGACCTCAGACTTTGAAACTCTATTAAATGATGGAGTTCGTCAATTCGCTGCTCCATTCTTTGGAGGATCTGATGGTGTTGATATTAAAGTTGAGAATCCATTTAATGAAGCGCAATTGTCTAATGATACTTATGCTAAGTACTCTTTA